ATGTTAGTATCAGCAAAGTCTAAAGCAACTGCTACTTCCTCTTGTGTTACCCCCATGTGCTTACGTGCAGTGCGGAGGAATTCCTCTCCATCTAGATTTAATACAATCTTTATCATGTCCTCTTTAGTTCCTTTTGGCATTTGGCGCATATCTTGTGGTTTGGATCGGTGACGCTATTGGACTTACATCTGAGGCAGTAGTAGAATTTCATTGATTGGCCTTTGTATTCTTCAACCACCTATGATATACATAGCATGGTGCATACTGAACCATCCAGAGTGCAAGGATGAAAGGCCACCATAGCACAACAAGCCAATTCAATATACCACTGTCGTAGGTATCATTATACTTAATAACTAAGGATGCGGTAATTACCCCACACATCCAGTACAGTAATGGAGTACCAAATCCTATTATCCACCACATTCTAACCACCTTCTAGTTCTTTAATCAAGGCTTCATTGTCCATTTCATAGACATAGTTGATTAGCTTGCGTACTATGCCTGGTTTGAGCATCTCTTTTGGTACACCACCACAGGCACTACCTGCATAAATCTTGAACATACGAGAATCCCATTCTTTCGTTGCTTTGGCAGAAGATGCTTCCTGCCGTGTAGCCACAACTTCTGGGCTATGTTGCTTACACCAACGGTTGCCATCTACCTCAACCTTCCACTTACGGTAACATTGATGATATCTAGGCCAGTTTAGAGAATAGTCACCCACTTCTTGATAGCAACGCTCGGGATTAGGATTCTTATGTATCCAAGGCCCCATCCTGTCTCCTTTTAGCAATCCATAGATACAGCAGTGCATCAAACATCTCCTCTATAGCATGGTCTAATGGATCGCCTTGGAAGCCCTTGATGTCGGATTGATAGCGTTCTTTGCCTAACTGCCAGCGGTCTAGAGTGTTGGTGTCTACCCATTCTAGAAACTGGTCATAGTCGGCATTGGTCATAGAGCGCCAGTTGGCAGGTTTAGGAGTTACTGGTATTCCCCCCAATGTACTAACTGTCATTTCAATTGTATGAAACATATCTACCATCTTTCCATCCAATTGCTTAACTTGACAAGCCATACATCCTTCAATACACTTCTTATCCTCTGTCCTGCTGTGTAGGGTAGAGGTGCGGATTGGGTGGGTATAGGGTTCAAAGTTATTGCCTTTGGTGTCTGTTTTCATATTACCTACTTGATTTAGAATGCTACCCCATGATGAGGAGAGGCACCACAGGGTAGCATGGTTGGATTGCTTATCACTCTGTTAGAAATGGTGAAGCTGGTGATAGGATTTGGACTGGTTCTAGGATTATCCTGTCTGTACCTTGTGAATCATATGTAACATTAGTATATTCAGGCAGGTTATAGACATCCAGATACCATTCATTTTTCTTTTGTGCCCTAACTTCACCTGTCTCCCTAAACCTTATACCGCCAAAGTCATGGTACTTTTCTACTGGGTGGACTATGGCTCTAGTCGGGCTGTGTAACCCACACCAAGTAATGAATTCAACACATCCAGCACTGTTAATCACATAATCTCCTTGCTTGTATGCACGATATTCTCCGGTACATTCAAACTCTCTTCCTTTATGTTCCCCAAAATCAGCAATGAATTTCATGGCCTAACTCTCCTTCTCCTGTTTATTCTCCGTAACTCGCAAAGTAGTAAAGTTACTCTGGCTGCTAGCATATGCAATAACATCCCGAATCACATCAGGTGCGATGCCTCTTACTTGCAATCTCTCCCTAAGTCGCTTCTCTGATATCGTGTTCCGCTCTATTGGTGTTAAGTTCAGTGTGTAGGTAGATGTAGCAGCAAACTCTGTTGATCTTATTGTCATCTTGCCGCCTTCTACGTCATTGGCAAAGGCTTTTATCTCTTCGTCTAGCTTGTCCTTCTTGTCTTCCAAGGATTTAATAGCTGCCTTGGTAGCTTGGAGGATTACTACTAGATTGTGTAGGTTGTTGTCTATTAAGGTTGGAATGTGTTCTTTGGTTTTAGCTTTGGCTGGCATCTGTCTTCTCCCCAGATGAAAAATCTACAGCATCCTCACTCACGATAACAGACAGCGCAGTAAAGTCATTCAACTTGCCCATGTTACCAGCACCAAAGATTATCCGCACCCTCTCCCCTGTTGGGATATTAACTACCTCGATGTATGAAGCATTGTTATTCTCGATTCTATCCCTAGACTCTTGGGGTAGAATACCAGAGAATGTTGCTTGCATGATACAGACATTATCTGCAACATATTCCCCCATAAGGTAATGCTCGTGGTGGAATGGGTTGCTGTGTTGTGGTATGGATTCTATTTTCTGTACTTTAATCATGCTATCTCCTTTAGTTACCTGATTAACCCATCTTACCAACACACCAGTTAGAGTTCAAGATGGGTATCTATCATTAGAGTCACAGGTCTAGCTTCTCTGTCTTACCCCAACTGGCACCAGAACTCGCCTCTGCGAGTATGGGTACTGATAGTTGAGTGGTCATCTCCATCAAACACCTGATAAATCTAGCCACATTCTCTACCTCGTCCTCTGGGCATTCCACCACCAACTCATCGTGTACCTGCATTAGAAACTTAAAGGGTATCTGGTACCTGTCTTGATAGATGCGATTGGTAGCTAGCTTAAGTATCCCCTGTGCTCCCATCTGGATAGGCCCATTAGCTGCCTGTCTATATCCCTCTTGCCTGACCCATTCAAAGGGGGATTTAATCTCTGGTATAATGCGTCTTCTACCAAACATATCCCTTACACATCCATTGCGTATGGCATAGGCGATTGTCTCTTGGGTGTAGGTCTTGATCTCTGGGTATAGGAGGAAGTAGTCCTTGATTAGCTGCTCACAGGCTTGTAAGTCCCAGCCTTCTACCTCATTCTCTACCATCAGGTTATAGAGTCCTTGGGCTGATATACCGTAGACTACTCCGAAGTTGACGTTTTTGATTGGTTTACGGTAAAGGTCACTCCTCGCTTCATCTCTAGATACTCCAAACACTTTAGTTGCAGTGTCAGTATGGATGTCACCACCTTGGCTGAATAGAGTAATAAGATTGCTACAATTCGATACATCTGCTAATACCCTCATTTCAATTTGTGATAGGTCTACGAATACCAGTTGACAGCCAGGTCTCGCAATGAATGCATTTCTTACCTGTTTGCCTAGTTCTGTACGTACTGGTAGGGTCTGAAGAGGTGGGTCTGTTACCTTTAGCCGCCCAGTATCAGTGCCAGTCAATCTGATGTTGCAATGGATTATGTCTAGGTCATCCTCTTTGACTGTGTAGCGTGGCAACTTGAGACTGTAGGAGTTTCGTATCTTGGCTATCTTCCTGTACTCTAGAATGTGCGTAACAACTGGTATGATATTACCTTGTTTATCCACCACCTTACACAGTTCTTTGTCTTGAGTCGAGATGTCTTTGGTCTTGGTTAGCTTGGTAGCTTTATATCCCAGCTTGTGGTAGATGTAGTCCCTTACCTGTGGTGGACTACCTGGATTGATACCATAACCAGCTATTGATGCTACTTTTGATGCCTCTTCTTGCATCAGTTCTAGGCATTGGGTTGAGAGTTGGTTGAGGGATTCTAGGTCTACTCTCATGCCTGTGGTCATCATTTCTAATACTACTTGGAGCATTTACTACGTCTTGCAACCCAATAACCAGCCCAATAACTAACTTGCGTAATTAAGATTATCCATAGTGCTTCCTGCATTATCGCCCCATCTCCATCTCAAAGCATTCCATCAATCCAGCCTCTTCCAACATAGGCAACAACACCTCACCTATCCTAATAGTCGCATCGGGATCACGAGTTGAATAGAACACAGCCTGTTCATAAGGTGCATCACGTAAATCCACATCAGGCATCTTACCAAAGAACCTCTCAACCAATGCACGTTCTCTATAGTCTATCTTGTACCACTCGATGTACGGATCATACTCAGGGTCGTCAAAGGTCTTACGGATGCGGTCAAGTATCTTGCCATTGATATTATGCGGATGGTGCTGCTTAAATACAAGCTCCCTTAGTTTATTGTCCCACTCCCAATCTGCTATCTCTGGTGGATCAGGCCAACCCCAGACAGTGCGTTTGAACTTCTTTGGCTTCTTGGCTTTAGGATTCTGAGGTACTGATACATCTGCCATATAGGAGGCTAGGCGGTACAGGTAGGACAGAGCCTTCTTGCGTCGATAGGGTAGGACATACTCTTCATACGAATGCATCTCCATGCCCGTATACCTGTAGGCTAGTTCCTTCAGACCCATTGGCAGTTGGAGTAAGTAGGCAGCAACCATCGTATCAATTGGATTGGGTATGGTTAGGAACTGGGCATCGTAAAGGTAGTTGTGCACGAGCACCTGTGATTCCTTGGGGATTCTAACAACGCTATCAAGAGATAAGAGGCTATCTCCTTGTCCCCAGATGGATGATGGGATGAAGTATCCCGTACTAGGCTTACTTGACACCTGCACACTCCAGACTTTGGTTTGTCCATCCTCTTGAATAGTCTCAGTATCCAGTGCAAATCTTTCTTGGGAGAGCAAATCCATTGCTTCATGTGTGTTTGTCACCTCTTGATAGATTGGATTAGGGAATTGGTCTTGGGGTATTATTTGGTCTGGTGATGTGCCTTCCACAAGTCTTCTAAGTACCCCGAAATCTTCCTGGACAAATCGCATGTTACGCACTTGGTGCAAAGCAGATGCTGGATGGAAGACAGGCAAGACAATATGATTATCAACCAGAATAGGAATGCCATGACTCTTCTCCATTGTCAAGGTTAGGTCTTTGGTTAGGTATCTAGCCGCGAATAAGCCCAAGGCTACTATGATCTTGGGCTTGACTATCTTGATTTCATTGTCCAACCAGAGATTGGCACAGGTTGATACTTCAGATGGTAAAGGATCGCGGTTGTTAAGTGGACGGCATTTAACTGTGTTGGTTATCCATACTGATTCTCTAGGTAGGTTGATTGATTCGAGCAGGTAGTCTAAGTATTGTCCTGCCTTGCCTTTGAATGGGATACCTGTCTTGTCTTCCCCTCCACCTGGTGCCTCTCCAACGAGCATGACAGCCGCATTAAGAGGCCCTATGGCCGGTACAGGTGCTGAGCAGCCTTCTATGAGTGGACAGGCTCTACAAGTGCGATTGGATTGGTAGATGGGTGTTAGGACTGGCATTCTTTAGCTACTCTATCATAAAACACAGCGCAATACTTAGGCTCTTGTTCTATCAGTATAAAGCGTCTGTTGAGTTTGATGGCTGCTATGCCTGTAGTACCAGAGCCAGCACAGTTGTCTAGGATTAGGTCGCCTTCATTGGTATAAGTTTTGATGAGGTAGGAGAATAGTGCTACTGGTTTTTGGGTAGGATGTAATCTGCCTACTGTTCCTCTTTCATCCCCCGCAATGCTGATTAGGTTTTTAGGATAGTACGAACCTGTGTTAACAGTAGTTACGCCATCTGTTTGCTTGCCATAGTTGTCTGACTTTCTACCTCTAGAGGTGGCTTTATATGGTTTACCTTCCACCATCTGAGGATTGTAAATCGTCTGCCCATTGCCGAAGACACAAATATCCTCAGTAATCCTCATAGGTTGGTTCTTTGAGTTCAAATGTCCTGAGAACTTATTGACTTTATCCCATGCCCAACTGTATTTGAATAAGTGTGGATTACTCATAACCAGAGCACTAGTAAAAGGCTGAGAAGCAGTCAACACAATAGCCCCATTATCCTTTATAACCCGCTTATACTGCTCCCATAAAGGCTCAAAAGATATAACAGTATCCCACTTACAGGCAGTTGTACCATAGGGCAAATCGCATAGAATCATATCTATGCTCTTATCATCTATCAGCTTCATCACCTCAAGACAATCACCACAGGTAACTCTACCAATTAGACTAGCCATTGGGTTATCCATTGCCATTCTCTTCAATCCACTTCTTAACAGCTTCCCCTATGTCAAACGGCTCATCCTCCCTATCCCAACTATACAGCACCTCATCAATATCGATAGGCATACCGCATTCTTCAATCAGGGTAAGAGCATAGGTAAAGCCAGTACACCAACTTATCAGCATATTGTCATCATGACCATAGACACCATAGATATCTGCTATTGGCTTGGGTAAGTAGCGCACGAGGTATTTCATGGCTGAGAATACTTCTGGGCCTTCTGGATTGGCCCCCATTTCATGTAGGCGTTTATTAGGCATCCAACTCACTCTCTATCTTACTAGTAATCCCTTTGCCTATTCCTTCCACTTCCATCAACCTAGCCATATCATTCTCTGCCATTACCCTACACACTTCCCTAGCAGTGCCCAATGACAACTCAGCAGCTTTACTTCTATCCCAGCCCATACCTGAAAACTCTTTAAGCAACCGTCTAGCCAAACTAGGCTTCTGTAGAAAGGATGCAACAGGTTCAGGTGATGTAGCGAATTGCTTTAGGCTGCTGTGTTCTTCAGGCGAGGTTTGAAACATGGAATAGATATCCATAATGGTCAAGGCAGTCTCGCGCACTGAGGCTGTATGGTAGACATGGACACCTAGGTAATAGCGCAGTTGGTTTAGATAGCCACTGATGCGCGAGTATTGCACTGTCTTGCTCTTGGTGTCTTTAGGGTTGATGTGATAGTCTACCCAGTTCTTACCTCTACGAAACTGCAATAGTCCGGTCTTGGGATCGCGCCTGTAAATGGCTTCAATGATTAGATAGAGGAACTTGAAGCCTGCTTGATGGGCATCCTGAATCTGCCTGAGTAGGCGTCCTGAATCAAGAGCACAGGTGACTAGATCGCCTAGCTTCTTACGCTCTCCCCATACCCATATCTCTTCACCGTCTATCCATTTACCTGTGTGGTTGATATCGCCACAGATTAGCTCCCTTACGTCTGCAATGGTAAGTTGCTTGGCTAGGTCTTTGTCGTTAGGTTCGTTTGTAACGTAGAGGGTCAATTAACTACCATCCCAATTGTGTGCTAACCATATCAAGTCAGCAAAGTTAAACCTATCCACCTCATCTTCATTCTCGCTGGACAAGGTTAGATTGGTGAGGTTCTTGGCATTCAACCTACTATTCTTAATCCAAGCATTATAGACAGGTCTGCCATCTGGCCCCAGAACTTGACTGGTTCTGATGTTCATCTGTACCTTGAAATCTAATTCACTGTACCCATACTCCTCTAACTCATGTGGAGGGTCAAACGCCTTCCTCATGCGATTTATGAAGACAGCAGACATCTTGGTATTATAGATATCGTCAACTATCAGGCGCATGTCTGGATAGACTTGTGGATACTGGTGGGGCGGCACTTGGTCTATCTTGCCCCATTTAGCATGTCGTTTGAGTTCATATATCTCATTGAAGGTATCAAAGATAATGGTACCTTCACCAACCAATAGAGCCAAGTCTAGACGTTCCCTAAAAGCATTCCAGATAGGTTCATAGACTGCCTTGGTTTCACCCTGTGGATACCGTATCTCATAGACTAGGATTTGTTTACCAGCCTGTTGAAATTGTTCAACTACCCCTTCTGTACCTTTGTCTATCGAGAAGAAGATAATAGGTTCTGGGCCGGTTAGTGCTAGGTGGGTCTTGCCGCTCTTATCCATACCTGCTATCTTAATCAGGGCACGTTCTGGAGCTTTAGGTAGGGTGTCTTGGAAGCCTGCTGCTTTAAGGTCTTGGATTGCTTGTTGGTTAATGGTCATTAGTCTTCCTCCAAGCAAACAGTTAATATCTTTCTACTAGAAACCCATCTGCGATCCAGTATAAAGGCGGTAGGATTATTGTCTAACCATTTCATTGCATCTTTGTTACTGGTAAATCTGTATTGAGTGGGTTTATCACACTTAGATAACAATGACTCAACGGTCATAGGTTCGGGTTCTGGGATATTATGGGAACATGCCACCGATATAATACCTATCAAAAGTACTACCAATAAACCTAATTTTCTAACCATAACTTAATCCCTCTACTTTCCAAATACTCCTTGGTACTAATCAGCATCTGCCAGTTCTCTGCTATCTCCCAAGGTTCAAAGGTAACGATATGCTGATACACTCTAGCCTCTGGTGCGCCACGTCTGGGCATGTGTAGGACTATGAACCATACCTGTGTTACCCCTATCATATGACAGTAGGCTTTGGTTTGACACATCCAGTTGGGTTTGGTTAATGGGTTGGTGTCTGCTGTAGTGGTGGCTTTCATTTCCACTACTGCTACACTTGTTGTGAGACCAATACCGCTAGCTGCTAGATCAGGAGGATGATTAAATGCTATAAGCTCACCATCTAAGTTGGCAATGATGTCCTCTGTTTCAATCCCAGGACTTCCAGGTTCTGGTGCCCAGAATGATAAGCCCATATCACCAGCACGGATAGAAACCCATTCCCTAACCGCACCCTCCCACATCCTACCCCATGACATCAAGCCACTGGTATCACCTTCAAAGAGCCAACCACCATTGGGTACCTCTATACCTTTAGCAATAGCATCAGCAGCCTTCTTCAAGTCAGTAACATGCCAACCAGGTTTCCTTACCTGTGGTGGATCAAAGGCATCTACTATGGTTGAGAGGTCATGGGGTATTGTTACTAAGTGTGGCATACACAACCACACGACTTTTTGTGTTGCTTGGCTGTGTCGCCTTTCTTGGAAGTCATACTAATAACTCTCTTAGGAGTATGACCGCATTGGGGGCATCTACTCTTGGCTACCATAATCCATCCTTTTAGATAAAAATAGTAGGGGCTTTGATCCAATCGCCACCCCTACCAAATCCCCACACCCTCACACCACCACACGGACTGCTTACCGAGAGACTTCTATCCCATTCACACTATACCCTGCACCAGTCAAAGCCTCCAAGAAAGCAGGTTGGAATGCCTACTTACTCACGTTGTATCCATCAACTGTATACCCAGCAGCGGTCAACATATCACCAAGTTGTAATGCAGCAGTAGCAGCGGCATCACGTCTTGGATTGGGAGTAGAAGGGTCTTCACCCTCAATTGAATAGTCTGCCATTGTCTGGGCCATTACTAGAGGCAGGGTAAAACTATCCCCCATCTTCAAGGCAGTAGCTAGAGCATCTTCCATGCCTGTACCGGCACCATTGTTAGATGCTTTAGGTGGAGCTTTAGGAGTTGCAGGCTTGGAGGGAGTAGGAGGCGTCTTGGAAACAGTAGCACCAACCACTTCATCCGCCAAGACAACAGACTCACCAGCCACTAGAATTTGCTTACTTCCCTCTTCCGCACCCTTTCTAATAACACCTGTTGACTTGAATGACGTACCATACAGAGCATCCAACCTACCTGATGCTAGACGGTTAGCGGGAAAACCATGTTGAAATAACTGTGTTAAGTAAGTCCCGAATGCGCTGGATGGTGAAATCTTGCCACCTTCCCTGTCTGTACCATCTGAGTTAATTGGCACAGCAGCCAGTCCATCATCACTTGGCTTCCAGCTTTCAGCAGGCCCTACGCTGTAAGTCCAATCTGCATCAGTACCATCTTCTTTGGTATATGTTACCTTAGCCTCTAAGTTTTTAACTTCCTGTCCTGCATGTACTCCATTATCTGGGGTGAAGGTATTGAGTTGAAACAGTCCTGACTTAACAGTCAAGAGCATATCAAACAATCCACCCTGCCCAAAGTCCTCTGGGTTAAAACTTGCTCCAACTTGTTCCTGTGCTTGTACCATATGTTCTTCTCCGGTTGTAGATTTTGGTCTGTTCCCTTAGGTTACTTTGCCCATTAGGTAATGTCAAGAGGTTGGGCTAAATTGTGATATTGGCTTAGTTGTCACCTCCTCTTTGTCCTAGGGCTGCTGTGTACTTCTTCATACTACCTGGATGCACTCTCTTACCCTCTTCTACCCTCTGTATAGTAGGTCTACTGAGACCAGATAATTCGCTCATCTGATAGGTAGTCATCCCACAGGCAATACGAGTTAATTTGAGAATAGTACACTCTTCCAGTTCCCTAAAAATGTCCAACATTAAACCACTACCTCATGGAAAATCCAATCTCTATTACTCTCATGTATTGGTATCAACTCCAGCCTTGTCCCACCCAAACTAAGAGGTGTCAGCATCCGTTGCTCTGGATAGTGACCACCTGCCCTACCGCCACTCCTGCTATTCTGCTGATAACCCTGCAACCATCCACCCGTACAGGTTAGAGAAATGTCCCTATGCGTTTCTTCCCAACCATCCTTAACCCGCCGATCGTAGCAATAGGGTACCTTGGCTGTAACTGACTTGTGCTGGTGAGCCATTAAGAAAGCATCAGCTTCAAACCTGCCAACCATTGGATTGAGTTTGTTAAGTGGAGCACCAGGCATAACACCTCCACCTTCACCATGATGACACCATATTTGGAAATCTACTGATGATGTAGCACTGTGGGTCTTAGGACGCTCAAAGGTTAGATGTATCCTTGCACAATCACCCAAGAAGGTAGCACCTAGTCTATCTGCTATCATCGTGTCAGAAGTTCTACCATCACCATAATCAAAGAAGTGATGGCCTTCCAGCATTCCTATCCATTTACCCTCTGTACCCTCTACTAGCTTGCAGAACCCGTCTATGTGCTCTTCTAAGATGTTGTGCATGGCAGTACCAAAGTGTTCATCTTCATCTAAACCAGAAGCTAGGAACTTGCGCCTGATAGAAGGTCTAAGTGAATCTGTATAATCACCCATGCCAATAAAGAGTAGTTGCTTGTCACCATCTTCTGCCAATTTCAAGACACGTTCTATCCACTTCCTGAATCGCTTGGAGGAGCAAGCTTCACTACCATACTGCACATCTCCAACTGGTACTATGATGGTTGGCTTCCATTCTAGTCTTAAATTGGGTGTTGATTTTATGTTAGGTATTTCCAATTAGTTAGCCTCCTCTGGCAATTCATCAAACAACTTATCGTTCAACTCTTCACCATCATTGACTATAATGGCTTGACTCCATCCGTACATCTGTCCAGCTTCTTCAATGCGTTCAATAACTTCAGTACATTCATGGAATAAATCTCTACGGGTTACAGATTCCACTATTGTCTTACTGTATATTACTGCTCTCATCGCATCTCCTCCTATACCATCGGCTCCGGTACCAATTCCACCACACCACTCTTAACCCTATCTTGAAACCACTTGGGGCTGAAGTGCTTGTACTGCTTCCAGAACCAGGAAAATGAATCATCAACTATCAAATACTCACACTT